CTCCGACATAAGCCGCGTTATTAGGGTCCTGTAGTTTTCGCTGAATCTCGGCCGATTCGTCCGAAGTGGTGGGAAGCCCCAGAGCCGTACCGTAATCCCCCTGCATCCACTTATACGGCGAAAGAAGCATAGTGGTCTTGCGATGAACTTGAACCACGTTTCCCTTGGTAGTACGAACACTGTTTGCGTCAACGACACTGGCAATACCTTCATTGACCTTGAACCCGAACTCCTGTGGCGAATCGCGGACCTCTGTCTTGAAGAGTTTTTGGATGGGGGGAAAGAAGGCCTGGAGATGGTTAACTCCCCAATGCTTGAAGTTCCTCGTGTCGTGCCGCTGTAGCGACAAGGGAACAGAAACTGTTCGCAACTCGCTTCCGGATTTACGCTTTGCCATTATTATGGCGTCCTAAACATAAACTAAAAAGTACACGCACTTAAATAATGAACTTTCAAATCAAGAAGTTCAATATTGATATGCTAAAAGACCGATGCGAAATAGATTCCAGAAAATCTCCGATGATAGTGGTGATTGGAAAGAAGGATACCGGCAAATCGTTCTTGGTCCGCGATATTCTCTTCAATACCCAGAACTGTTTCCCTATTGGCACCGTTATTTCCGGAACGGAAGTGGCCAACGAGTTTTTCCAGCATATGGTTCCTTCCAAACTGATTCACGATAAGTATAATCCCAGTATCGTGATGAACGTCATCAAGCGCCAGTTAGGGGTAAAAACGGCCCGAAACGACGAGAAGAAACGGTCTGGCGGAAACTCTTCCACTGACCCCCGGGCCTTCCTGATTCTGGACGACTGTTTGTACGATGCTTCGTGGATTAAAGAGGAGTCTACGCGCTACATTTTCATGAACGGGCGCCACATTGATGTTATGACTATTATTACGATGCAGTACCCGCTGGGAATTACTCCTAATCTGCGCACGAACGTGGATTTCGTATTCATTCTTCGCGAAAGTATTGTGAATAACCGTAAACGTATTTACGACAATTACGCCGGTATGTTTCCGACCTTCGAGATGTTCTGTCAGTTCATGGACCAGTGTACCGAGAACTTCGAATGTCTCGTTATCTGTAACGGCGTCCAGTCAAATAAGTTAGAAGATCAGGTGTTTTGGTATAAAGCATCTGATCACCCAAATTTTCATTTGTGCGATAATTCTTTGTGGTCCGACAACAAACCTTTTTCCAGCGCGATGTTGGCGCAGGACGAGTACAATCCCGATACTCTGCGCAAGAAGAGCGCGAATCCTTGGGTCCGCGTCAATCAGCAGGGCAAGGATAAACATTAACACTCAAAGATCGCGAGGCGCACCGCCCTCGGCGGGGTGGACATTATCCTCAATCGCCTTACCGATATCCGTCGTGTCCGCTGCCCCGGCATCCTCCAGATTCTTACGCCGACGCTCGGCGTTCTCCTTCTTCTGGGTCTCAATACGCTGGGCCTTCTCCTCCTCAAAGAAAATCTCGCGATTCACCTCGTTCTCCTTGTACCGGCGCATCATCTCGTTGAGCTCCTTCTCGGCGTACTCTACTTCGGGCATCATGTTCTCGGACGGGTCCCACGGTAGCCACGCGCCGACCTTGCCGATGTACAGGTTGTCATTAGGGTACCGGCGCTGAAGAACCTTGGCGTAAGTCTGGCACTCCTCCAGATTGGCGAACACGCGACGGAGCTTGACGCCACGAACGTGGGACTGGAACTGAACCTTCTCGGAAAACTCGGCCTCCAGCTCTTTCTCGCGCTTCAGGAGAAACACCTGGTACTGCTCGTGGACATCGGTCTTCTTGACCTCCTCCTCGTGAACCTTCTTGAAATCCTCCATATCCTTGAAGAGGTCGTCAATCTTCAGGGAGTACTTCTTGGAAATATAAGCCATCAGATGCTCCATTCCCTTGACCTTCCATTCGTACGCCATCCACTCCACAAACTTCTCGTTGAAGTACTCGGCCTTCTGCTTAATCACCTTCTCGGGCGAGAGAAAGGAGATAATGCTGTACCGCTGGGTAGGAATCTCGGGGTCCTCCTCGAGGTAGTCAATAACCTGTCCGGTCTCGTCCTTGGTGGGTAGGGTCTCACGAGGCATTTGTTTATTGTATGACGCTCGTGTTAAAGTTAGTATTTCTAACGAATCTGTGCTTAATAATAAGATGGTGACCTACCGATTCAACGGACACACCAAGGAAATAGACGATGAAGTACAGGCTTTATTTAAATCTTGCGTTCCATCATCTTGGCGCAAGGTAAACACCAATGACGCGGACATAATTATCCAAATGGGCGTAACCATCATTCCTCTAAAAACCAATCCTCGCGTAAAACTTCTGGCCGTACTTACCGGCCCCTCCAAGCAAATTCTCACCGTCAAGTCCCGACTGTACGAGCGATTCGCGGACTACCCTTGGGTTCCGGCTTCCAAGACAATTACCGATAAGGTTCCGGTAATTCGATCACTCAAAATCCTGAAGCCGACGGAAGGGTACCGCGGAATGGGAATTACGCTGGTACATACCAAGAAAGAAGCCGAAGAGTGGATTGAGAAGAACGCCGAGTACAAGGAATGGGTTCTCCAAAATTATATTCAGCCAGCGACGTTCAGGGGTCACAAGTTTCACCTGCGAATTTACTTCCTAATCAACTGCTCTTCGCGCGGAATCCGGTCGGCATGGTTAGCCAATAAATACTTTTTGGTTCAGGCAATCAAGCCTTACAAGAACTCTGATTACGGCAATAAGGAGATTCACGATACGCATATGAAATACGGGCATCTCTACCACTTTCCTGACGATAAACCTGATGGATGGGACGAGGCAACTACCCGGTCTGCTCACCAGAAGGTCATAAACATAATGAAGACTTTACTTGAAGAAGAACACGATTACAAACCCGATTGGAAGGCCCAGAACGGGTTCCAAGTGTTTGGCGCAGACGTGATGTTTCAGGCAGAAACCAATAAACCGTTTATTCTGGAGTTTAATACCAAGGCCGAACTTGGTATGAAGGAAATTCTGATGTTCTGGAGAAGTTTTTACCAGCACGGTGTTGGGGACCTTTTCGGTATAGATTTCTTACAGGGAACTCCAGATTTATTTGACCGGGTTTTATAATGATAGGTACGCCATCGCAGTACTCTCCCTCCAAACTGGTGGGACCTAAACCTCCAGATTCATTGGAGAAGGGGGAGTACTTTTTAAACATCAAAGAGAACAACAGGATTGTCGGTTCTCTTTGGGTAAAAAAATACAAAGATACGTACGTTCTTCGTGACGTATTTGTCCTCCCCGAATTTCGGGGTACCGGTATTGGAACAAGGATGGTTCAGGAAATCACGGAACATCTGAAATCCAAAAACTTACCTATTTATTTATACGTTGACCCCACAAATACCCAGGCTATTTCGGTGTACCGTAAACTGAACTTCCGATTAGTGAAGAAGGGAACGTTTCGGGGAGATAAGTACGTCTTATCCGACGCGCTGAATGGATTGTTGGTGTGTGGACCTCCGGGGATCGGCAAGAGTTCTAATTTACCGAAAATAGGAGATGCGACGAACGTTAATTGGGAAGATACTGCCGTAGTAGATCCCGATAAATTGGCGGGAACGCACGATCAGCAGTCGGCCAAGGCGTTTCAAATTTTGAGCGACCGAATCAGGGCGGAACAGTCGGTGGCGTATATTGGGGCTTGCCACGGCACGCGAGGAATCGGAGAAATACTGCGGGCGATGAAACAAAAAGGGTTCACGACCAAAGTTGTTGTTATTTTTACGTCGGTAAGTACGGCTCTGGACCGCATTGCCAAACGCTCCAACCAGCCTCTCGATCCCGAAATCACAAAGGAAGTACATACGTTCTTCTCAACTAAAGCCGAGCGGTTTATGACCTTACCTAATATTGACGAGTTGTACCTCTTCAATAACGAGCAGGATCTTACGCTACTATTTCGCCGAAAAAGTAAGGACATACTCTGTTCAAGTCCCAACGGCGAATTCTACTTCGACGTTTCCAAATACTGTCATTAAACGCTGGTATTAGGCTTACACTTACCTATTCCCTTGGTCTGCTGGACCATTATGGGAACCGGGCAACCTACACACGGACACTCGGTATGATCGTACCCCAATATATGCCCCATCTCGTGCGAGACCATATATTGCCGGTAATCATCCAGCGATAACTTACTTTTAGATGCGCCGTGGTACCACCGTTCGGCGTTCAGCCACATCGTTTTCCCGCCCATAATCGCGCACGATAACTTCCCTTCTAACCCACACTCTTTGTTCACGGTTGAATTGGACGAGAGGTGGATAGTGACATCGGGATTGAACGAAACCGGTTCAAAGAAATGACCCTTCTTTGACCATCCGTTTGGATCGTTGAGGTACGCCACCACATAAAACTCAATTTGGGCGGGGGGAGTAGAGTACTTTTTTTGAACGTCTGGGTCTACCACTACTTTGACCCTCATTAAATGTTAAGTGGTTTTTTATCTGGGCCTTTTTATAAAAATGCCCGAGCAGAAGTCCGTTGCCGCCCCAGCCGGTATTGATTTTGCCGACCTAACTACTCGCGCCGTGAAGTATGCGTTTGAGGGCCTCGCCGTGGCGATTGCGGCCTACCTGCTACCGGGCAAGGGCCTCAAGCTGTCCGAGATCGGCATGATCGCCCTGGTCGCGCTGGCCACGTTTGCCATCCTGGACATCTACGCCCCCAGCGTCGGCTCGTCGGCGCGCACGGGTGCCGGCTTCGGTATTGGCGCCCACCTCGTCGGATTTCCTTAAACAGTAACTCAGATCACACCCTAATCAAAAACCTGAAACCGGCAATTAAAAAGTTGCCATTTTCAGGCTAATTGTTTTTTGGTTTTAGCAGACAGAAACCTCCGTCGCAACGGGGTCGCCG